CCTTGAACATATCCACCTAACCAATCAACGGTAGTATTGTTGTGATAGGCAATTTCATCACCTAACTTAACTACTTTACCATCGGATACATTATCGTCAGCGAAATCAACATAGTAATCACCACCAAGTAAATCACGAACTTCACGTGCGTGTTCTATACCAGCAGTTCTCCAATCAATGCCAACTTGAACTTCTAAGTCCTCATTAACTTTATAGTTAAGTTTAGAAATTACACCATAAGTGTCTTGTCTATTGATTGAGTTACGAAGAATACCCGTTGAACGGTTTTCAGTATCAGAAAATGCAGAATCTACATTAGCAGAGTTCTGAGCAATCTCACCATTCCAATCCCAAGTCCAAGGGGAACTCTTATACCAAGATAGGTCTTGGTCTGAAGCACCTGATGCAACAAACCTCTTAACACTACCATAAGTACCAGTTCCACCACCAGATCCACCACTCCAATAAGCAACAGTACTCAAACGAGTTCTATCATTTATTGTTAAAAAATGGTTAAGATTTACTAATGGTTTATGAAAGAAGTTCTCTCTTTCATTCAAGAAATCAGTACTGAACCTATCAGATGTTTTATCTCCATACATATACCAATACTGCTGGCCTTTGTATGAGGCATCGATGGGTGCAGAATTTTGATTGAAAAACCTACCGGCTTCAGTTTCAAACTTTGCACTATCTGCAAAAGCATCAACATCATATCCAGCAACATCACCAGCCAATTCTTGCGAATATGTAGCTATGTTCTGTTTGTAAAGGTTTTGTCCATGTCGCTGTGGAGCACCAATTGCATATAATTCGAATCTATTATCGGGGTTAGCCTGATAACTTGCTCCAAAGTAATATGCCCAAGCATCTGTCCAAGTTCCATCAATGATACCATTACCTGTTTTTCTTACTACTGTACCACTTAATGCAAGTTTATCACCTATCAAACCACTATTGTAATTAATAGTAGATTTTAGGAATCCACCTGCACCACTTTCTTGTTTGAAACTACCACCCTTCTCGTGTTGAGCGGGATCAGTAATGATGTTCATAGTTCCACCAATAGAAGGGGCAGCTAAATTAACAGCTGATAGACCTCGTTGCATCTGAATAGAATGTGAAGCGTCTGCTACACCATCCCAATTAGACCAATAAACCCATCCGTTCTCCATATCATTCTGGGGAACACCATTTATCATTACTGCTATATTCCGTTGATTAAATCCACGAACATTGATACGAGCATCACCCGCACCACCACCTTGTTGAGTAGCATATACACTTGGAGTCATGTTAAGTGCCATTGGAAGGTCTTGACTACCAAGACGAAATTCCATTTCTTCTTTTGTAACTGTTGTATGTGCAACAGGTGTATTTTCACCTGCACGAGAAGCCAAAACTTCTAATGCTGACATAGTTAAAACATCTTCTTCTAAATTGAAGTTGAGTGTTCCAACTATATCACCCACCACAACATCTAATGTTGTAGATGAATATCCAATGAATGAAGCAGTTAATGTGAATGTGCCTTCGGCTCCGACATCAATAGTGTATTTACCAGATTCATCTGTTACACCACCTTTATCAGTTCCAATGACAGCTACATTAGCTCCAATCAATGGGTTCTCACCACTATTAACAACTCCAACAATAGATTGTGCAAACAATCCTGTCATCATCAATAATGATACTATTAGATTCCGTTTATTCATAAACGTTCTCCTTATTTTGTTAGTTAAGACACATTTTTTATCAGGTGTGTCAACTGCCTGTCTGCTGGTTTTCTTGTATGTGAAATCTTAATTTGTATACTCTTGGTCGTCATTATCACCAGTTGTTGGTATAATTTCTATATCACAAAAGTCACCATCACAGAATTTTTCTATGTTTGCTTCTTCTTTATGTATTACCCCAAAGGATAATTTTTTAAGTTTACTAACTTGTTTAGTATATTCTTTTTCATTAATTGCTTCATAAGGCATCTGTTTGTATGCTCCCAATTCATGTCTCGGTAAAAGAGATATTCCCTTTAACTGATATTGATAATAATTTAAGACTTGTGGTATCATTTTACCTTCGGTTTCTGGGTCAAATGTAACTGTACAACTTACTTGGTTGTCTGCCCAATGTTTTTGCATAAATGCTGCTAAACTGAATTGTTCCCATATTGATAATTCACTTACAGTTCTAATTCCCTCACCAACATCAACTGGAACTTCTACAACCATAGTTGTATCTTCTGAACCAAATGCAGGTTCGACTTTATATCCTGACTTTATCATAGGTTCTATTAATTCTGAATATTTTGAAACCCTAATTCTTCTAAGATAAAACCTTGATTCTGGATAATGTAATCCAGGTGTTGCACCTGCCAATAATGATACTGTTCCACTTGGTTTGACCGATGTAGTTTTAATTGACTTTGGTACTGCAAACCAATCACTATATTGCTTATCCCAATCTTGAATAGTATCATATCCAGTCTCTAACCAATTTTTTAATTCATGTAGACCTCTTTGAGTAATAAATTGTGCAACCCCACTTACACTACAACCAATCCGTCTATTTCTCAACATAACACGATTCGTATCACTCCAATGAGTCTTACCCAATGTTACTGATTTAGCATACAAGTAAGCATATTTTAATGTTCGTTGATAATCTTCTAAAGAATCATGGTTGGCTGGAAATGTTTCTACTAAACAACATAACTCATAACTTTCTAATGATTGTTCTAAACACGGATTGCCACCCATTACTCTATGGTCTTTATTATCCCCACCATTTTTCATACGAGAGAATTTTCTCATATTCTCTAACCATGCAAATCCAGGTTCTCCATTATCATTAATTCTTTCTGCCGCTTCTGTATAATCCATACCCAATTCAGCAAAGATACTATTATTAGATGTCCATCCATATTGTTCTCTATGTGGATTTACTTTATAATTTTTTAAATCTAAATATTCTTCATCATCTGGTTCACCAAACACAATCTCTGCAGTTCGTCTTACGTTCCCTGCTACAACACATTTACCAATAAGGTTCATTATATCAACAATAGTAGTTGTGGTGATTGGTTCTCCACTATTCTTTTCCAATACACCTCTTATAGTTTCATGTACTTCCTCTAACGGTTTGGGTCCTGAACTCACCCCACCAAAACCTTTGATTGCAACACCGGCCGGTCTAACTATTGAATAGTCAAACTTGATTGGTGCTTGTCCGTGAAAATAAGTCTCTAATAATAATTTTAAGGATTCTACCCATCCCTCTCTTGTATCTGGTATTTGATATTCTTGTTTTTCTTTTGAAGTATCAACTCCCTTTACAACTATTTCACCAGCACCCTTACAATCAAATCCAACACCCACACCCAACATACTTGCGTCCATAAGGAAACAAAATGGTTTAGCATAATCTTCTTTTAGTGTTTTAGTTGATACAAATGCACAATTGTTTAGGGCGGCGTACAAACCTTTTTCTTCGGTAATGGCTGTTCCCATTGCCCAAAGTCCTCGGCCGGGTGGTAAAAACTTCATAGTGAATATTCGCTCGTACATATCTTGAGCTGATGCTTGAGCTTGCCACGGATTCCACCCTAATTGGTGTTGGTCAATCCAATTTTTTTGCATGGTGTAAGTTCCCTCTACAACTCGTTGAACCGTCTCCCACCATCTTTCATTTTTTCCATCTTCTTTAATACGAGAATAGGTTCTCATATAAACTAATTCACCCAATCCGTTAAAACCAAATGGTGCTTTTTTTCTTTTAAATTTATTTAAAAAATTCTCTGATAACTTAAATTTTTCCATCTTCACGATTTCTCCCAATTTTTCTTTTGTGTTTTATAACTGTACCTCATATAAGTATAATATATATTCACTTCTACTCGAAGCCTCCAGTATCTTTCTGAGAATTATTATACTTATTTGCTAATTGTTTCCGTAAATACTCTTGGCTGTTGTCCATCTTTCCTTGTGTGGCTTGACCATCTTGAGTATTTGCCTCATACACATCAATCTTTCCAATATTAGTATTAATACTTGATGGAAATGTAATTCCATCTGGACCAAAACGATTTTTAATCACATGGAATCTACCTGTATTTGCTATTTTATCCTCGACTTTCCTACTAACCGATACTACAAAATCAGCTATCATTACTTTTGAATAAGCTTCTGCAACTTTTGTTGCATCAATAATTTCTTCTTCTAATGAACTTCTGTTTGCCTGAGAGGCTGTCCATACCGGACAATCCAGTTCACCTGCCAAACCTCTTAAATCTTCATAAATATTTTCTAAAACGTGTCTTTTTTCTGTACCCACTCCTTTTAAAATATCCGCATAATCTACTATAAGTAAATCAGGTTTTTGATGTTGAATTTCTATTTGACTCAAATGTGATGCCAAAGTTTGAACTGATGCACTCTTTGTAGGGAAATACTTAATTAATAATGTTCCCTTTAATTCGTCAATTTTCTTCTTCACATCATCTTGATAGAATTGTATATCTGATGTTGTAATTCCACTAAATACCGTATCGTAACGAAGTCCAACATAATTTTCATTTAACTCTAATGTATAATGAACTACATTCAATCCCTCTCTAACTGCCGCTGAACCTATGGTTTGTAAACACCAAGACTTACCAATACCTGCCGGTGCCACTACAACTCCAAGTTCTCCAGCTCCTAATCCACCATCCATAACCTCATCTATTGGATCCCATCCTGTCTTTACTGTATCTCTTGCCGATTGAGTTAATCTTTCTTCTATCCCAATTATATAATCGTGTCCTAAATCTCTATCCGAACCGGCCTTCATTGCATTATCTACGAGTTTTTTAATTTGGTCATATTGTCCCACTTCAATCAAATCCACACTACTCATAATGGCCTGCTTCATAACTTGATTTTTACAAAACTCTAATGTTTGTTCTTGAACAAATTTTAAATCGGTTGATTTTACATTTCTCCAACTCTCTTTCAAGTTGTCCACTACTGAAACCTGTAAAACCTCATTCTCCATATCATCTATCTTGACTTTCATCACCTCAAGAGTTGGTATGGTTTTATACTCAAAGAAATAATCTCTGATTTCTTTACATATCCATTTATTGGCATCACTATCAAAATACTCGTATTCTAAAATATCTGATATAGTTTGTATAAATTTCTTGTCAGATAATAAAGATGATATTATCTTGGATTGGAAAACGTGTCCGAATTGGGATAAAGTTGATCTATCACTCATTGATTAAAACCATTTATGTTGTACGATTCCTGCTGGGTTTTTTGCCTTCTTAATTCGAGCCTTTAGTATCTTAAAATACTCTTTTTCTCTTTCAATAAGTATATAGTTCCTTTCTGAAAACACACAAGCAATTCCTGTTGTTCCACTTCCTGAAAATGGATCTAATACTACATCATTTTTACGACTACCTAATGTAACTAAATAACTCATTAAGGTTACGGGTTTTACTGTTGGATGAATATTATTTTCCAATCCACTATTCTTTTCAGATTTACTCGCCTTTGGAACAATCAAAAATGGAAATGTTCGTTTAACCTCATTTGGTAATTTCTGAAGTCTATCTTCCCACCAAGCATCTAAACTATAATATCTACTGAAATCTTCTTCCAATGTATCATCACTCACCAACAAGTTAGCTGCAAATCTACCGAGTGGTGATGCTTCTGCTATATTATTATCTTCATTCTCAAATCCACTTGTCTTAAATACCGCATCTTCTTCTCTTGGTTTTCTCTTTGTAATTTTAACTTTCTTAGTGGCTTTCTTTCCCCATAAATTTCTACCATCTTTAGTTTCTGATTGACTTGAATCTCCAAATGCTGAAACTCGTTCATATGTATCTTCCGTTGTGAAATTTTGAGCATTCCGTGTTTCTCCGAAATCTTCTTCTCCCCACTTATCCCATCCTCGTTCTTCTGAATAATTTTCTTTATTATTTTTATCACTTACATACTTTTCATAATCACTTTTTGATTTTCGTGCTGGTTTATCCCAACCACCCTCATACATTTTACCACTATCTTTTTCGTATCTACCATCAAAGTTCATCATACCAGCAACATTATCTTTATCAAATTGATCCTCATCACTCATACCTGCAAATGGTATTCTACAACTATCCAACCACGTTATACCTTTTTGATTATCAAGTGCTTGGTCTAAATATCCTTTTTGTTCTAATGGTTTCATTGCCACAATCACCACTTCTACTGCTGGTTTTGGTTGGTATCCTGCATATGAACCATCAAGCTCTTTTGCTTTGTCTATATCACCTCGTTTTGCCGCGGCCTTTTGAATATTCATAGCCTTGGGAAAACCTGTTGCATATGTCCAGTAGATAGGTGTGAAACTCACATCAAATCCTGCTTTCTGTAAAGTCTGAACCATAACCGTCTGAACATCACTTCTTGGTGCACTCATTACAAATGCAAATCCACCTGGCTTTACAACTCGTAATGCTTCTTCCCAAATAGGAACAAAGAACTCGTTCATACCATATGTAGATTTAGTCATACCTGGACTCATCCAACCTACTGATTGAGATTTTGTAGATTTTTTCTCTTGGAATGTATCCCAATGTTTCCCCATAAATCCGTATCCGTATGGTGGGTCTGTACAAAGTAAATCTACTGAATTATCTTTTAGTTTTTTCAGTTCTTCTAAACAATCTCCGTTGATTAGTTTACTGTTCCCCATACATCTTTCTCCGTTTTTCATTTCTTTGCTTTTCAAGTTTCTTTAATCTGTATCGTTCTTTGGCCTTCTTCAAAATTTTGGCCCTATTACGCTCATAATGGTCCATTTGCCATTGTCGTTGGGCACCCAATCTTTCTTCTTCGGTATAGTATTTCTTTTTTCTACCCATTGTTTATTTTGGCAAACCTATTGAGTTGCATCCAAGTTTGCATTATCCAACTATCCATATTTGGCAAGGCACCAAACATCCTATCTTCCATAAACATCTTTTGGAAAATTGGTTTATTTAGTTCAGGTATTTTACCATTTACTATTCTGTTAATCTTTAATTTGGCACCACCACTAATATCCACATCTGATAATTGCATCAATCTGTGATTAATATCTATGGTATCTTGATTATCAAGTATTAGATTGTAAAATCTCTCTCCTTGATGTTTATGTGCTTCTTTAATTACATCATCATATGATATAACCTTTCCTTCTGTGCCTAAATCAGGAAAGTGTTTTAGTAAGGTCTTGGCACCAATACCCTTTACTCCTTTAATATTATCGGAAGTATCACCTTCAAAAACTCTACTCAATAGTAGGTTTTTAGATGTTACCTTGTATTCCTCTAATATCTTTTCAGGATTGTAAAGTTTCTTTTTGGTGGGTGACCAAACTGAAATTCTATCATTTACCAATTGTAAGAAATCTTTATCGGTACTCATGATAACGACATTACTCTTAGGCAATATTTGTTTTGCTGTATAACCTATGGCATCATCTGCCTCAATACCATCAATGGACATTATACTCAAAGGTAATTTCTCTAAGTATTCAACACAACGAGATAATTGCATCATCATTGAGTGTCGTTCATCTTCGATATTCTCAAAATCATTTACACGATTAAGTCTAATCTTTGCTGTTCTTCGTTTCGCTTTATATTCTGGATAAAGTTTACGGCGGCGGTTACTCCCACCTGTACCATCAAAACAAATGATTGTACGGGTAGGAGCTAACATTT